TTGAGTGTTTGGCGGCTGCTGTTTTGTGCGCCACCAGCAATCAATTCTTGAGCATCAGACATCAGGCCAGCCACAACCATGTTTGCGCCTGTGAATTGGTAAGTGATGGATTCTTTAACAGATTCCACATAAGCGTCAATATCAGCGACTCCATACATATTGATGTTGCGTTCTTCTTGAGCAGTTGTTTGTGTTGCGTTTGTCATTTGAAATCTCCTTGGGGTTGCGTTGTTGATGAACGAATCATAATCGATTTACCAAACTCATCAACAACTATTATTTAGACCTTACAAAGTAGTCGGGTATTTGCCGATTACAATGTCTTTGCGCGTTTCTGCTTTCGCGCAGTTGCCTTTGGGGCTGGCGCGAGTCAGCCCCCTTTTTTGCCTGTACACTTGACGCTTTCCACAAAACATGGTTAACATTCTACGCATGAAAATCGCACAACAAGCCATAAACGACATCAAGTACAAGATTGAGTCAGCCGGATATCGGATGTCTGACTTGTGCCGAGTCGCAGAAATCAATCAGGCACAGGTCAGCCGGTGGCAGAACGGTATCACTGAGCCACTGTATAGCACCGTCATTCGCTTGGAGCAGGCAGCCGATGCGCTGATATCAGCGCGGCTACAGGTGCTCAACAAAGCCATGGAAGAGGCCGTCAAATGAGCAAATACAGCATTGGCATCGATCCTGGCCTCTCTGGCGCAATCGCCATCATCTCGCCCGAAAGCCTCAAGATATTCGATATGCCCACCATGACGGTGGAGCGCAACGGCAAAGCCAAGCGACAGGTCAGCGCCAGCGAGTTGGCCGAGATGCTCTACCTGTACTCCGGTAGAGACTGTCATGTCTACTGCGAGCGTGTGAGCGCAATGGCAGGCCAAGGCGTGACAAGTGTCTTCAGCTTTGGCCGCAGCTTTGGCATGATCGAGGGCATTCTGGCCGCGTTCAAATTGCCAGTGACTTATGTCGCGCCGGCCACTTGGGTGAAGGCCGTTGGCCGTGGACAGGGTAAGGATGCCAGCCGCGCTCGCGCCATGGAACTCTTCCCATCAGACCAAGATCAATTCAAGCGCGTCAAAGACGATGGCCGCGCTGACGCTGCGCTGATCGCATATTGGGGGTCACGCCATGCAGGATAAAGAACGACAGATATTGCGCGAGCACATCATCTGGCTTGGCACTCAGCTTGAGCAGCAACGCAAAGCAAACCAAGACAAGATCGTATTACTCAAGCGCATCCTCGATCCCGAAGACCTCGGCCATGCAGTCAGTCACGAGGTGCGACAACTGGCTTATCAACTGGTCATCAATGACCACCACTTGGAGAGAGACACATGGCAATCAAACAAAGAAGGTTAAGACCGTCAGCGTCATCACGCTGGATCGCGTGTCCTGGCTCGGTGAAGCTCTGCGCTCAAGTACCGCAACGACCATCAGGTGAGGCTGCCCAACGTGGCACTGCCATTCATGCGCTGGCCGAGACTTGCTATCAGTTGGACACTGACCCCATGAAGTTTGTTGGCGAGGAGATGGGAGGCGTGACCTTTGACGCTGACGATTGTCAGATGGCGCTGGATTACTTGAATGAGATTTGGCACATCGAGGGCATGACAGAGCGCATGAATGTCGAGCATCCAGTCAAATACCAGAGCAAAGAATACATAGAGGTTGGCGGCACTGCCGATGTTGTTGGCTACTCAATGTTGTCAGGCACTGTCTATGTCATAGACCTCAAAACCGGCAAGGGTTATGTGTCTGAGGACAGCACACAACTCAAAATATACGCACTTGCTTACACGCAGGGCATGAGCCGCGATTGGATAAAAGAGTTTCAACTCACCATTGTGCAGCCATACTCTGGCGAGCCGCGCACACTGGTGATGACAGCAGCTGATATGTGGGAGTGGGAAGAGAAAGTCTTGCGGCCTGCAATGATCGCCACCCAACTCGATGAGCCGCCACTGTATATGTCGGAGTCAGCCTGCCAATGGTGTGACGCGAAGACTATTTGCCCCAAGCAGCAACAGCAATTCGATGTCGTGGCCAAACAACAGGACATCACTACGCTGGACAAAGAAGAGATCGCCGAGGTGATGAAGACGCTCACACCGGATCAGATCAGCGCCATTCTGGACAAAGCCAATCATGTTGAGAAATTCATCGAGGCGGTCAAAGAGCACGCATTGCAAGCCATGGAGAAGGACGGCATGGTGCTGCAAGGCTGGCAGTTGCAACCTAAACGCGCAACGCGCAAGTGGTTGGACGGTGACAAGGCCGCCGACAAGTTGGCCGAGTTGGGACTTACCCGAATTCAGATATTCGACACGACACTAATTACTCCAGCGGCAGCAGAGAAACTGCTACCAAAGGAAAACAGAGTTATCTTGGACGATCTCACGGTCAAGATATCAAGTGGACTCACGCTTGCGAGAGATCGCAGTCTGAGTCAATAATGCAACCCCTGAAACTTAGAAAGCAAAACGCAAAATGCTAAACCTCTCATCTGCTGGCGGCTCTGGTGCATACATCCGCTTCTCACCCCAAGCCAACGCTTGGACAAACAATCTTGGCGAGGAAATCCAACTCAAGAAGGTTGTGTTCGACATCAATGATGTGCAAACCGGCTGGCTGCAACTCGGTGTAGGTATCCGCGATTGGCAAGCCGATGCAAGCCTTGGCCGCAAAGGCGCACAGCCAACACCTGACCACAAACGCGGATTCATCATCAAGTTTTACAACAAGGAAATCGGACTTGTTGAGTGGTCATCCAATGGCGTAGGTCCGAACATGGGCTTAGAACAACTCTACACAGCGTGCGCGGCACAGCAAGCCGCCAACGCTGGCAAGTTGCCAGTGCTGGAGTACACCGGCAGCAAGCTGGAAAAGATCGGCAAGGGCACGACACGCATTCCAGCGTTCACGATCATCAGTTGGATTGACCGTCCGGCTGGCATGGACGCTGAAGGTGCGGATCACTCTGCGCCATTCAATGCACCGGCTGCTGCACCAGTTGCACCACCAGCGCCAGCGAAGAGCGTGATGGCCGCGGCAGTGGCTGATGACGAAATGTTCTAACCTTTAGTCAGTATGTGCCTGGGCGTAAAACCCCAGGCTTTTTTTTCCTCTAAAAAATGGCAGCTAAATGCAAGCAGAACAAATAGCCAATCTGATTAAGCAAAGAAGTGAAGAACTCAAGTTGATAGCAGAACATCAACTTCTGATGCTGCATTTCAAAACCTTGCAAAAAAAAGTAAAGAAGTTGGAGAAGAAATGCAAGCAGAACAAATAGCCAAGCAGCTCGGCAACGCAAAGAAAGCAAACGGTCAGTGGGTAGCATCTTGCCCTGTACCGAGTCACGGCAAAGGCAACGGCGACAAGAATCCATCCCTCAGCATAGACATCAATGATGAGGGCAAGCCTCTCTTTCACTGCCATGGTGGGTGCAGCCAAGAAGATGTCTTCCACACCATCAGAGCATTGAACTTGTTACCGGAACTCTTGGAAAGACCAGACCCACTCGCTAACATTAAGCCGATTCCAAAGGTGGAATTCCAACAGGAATGGATTTACACCGATGAAGACCGTCAGCCGGTATTCGTCAAGCAGCGCCTAAAGGTAGGCGAGTCAGGCAAGACTTACCGCCTGTACAAGATTGATGAGCACGGCAGAAAGCAGAGCACGCTGTCAGATGCACGCATAGTCCCCTACAACTTACCGGCACTCTTGGACGCGAAGACCGCAGGCAGAAACATCTTCCTAGTTGAAGGCGAGAAGGCAGCCGATGCCATCAAGTCAATTGGCATGATCGCCAGCACCGCGCACACTGGCGCTGGAAGCTGGCCTGCCGCCATCACCGAGTATTTCGCTGGCGCTCAAGTCATCATCTTGCCCGACAACGATGTGGCCGGTTGGGGCTATGCCTACAAAGCAGCCGAAGCAATACTGCCCATCGTCAAGTCACTCAAGGTAGTTGACCTCGGACTGCAAGGTCAGGGTGACGATGCCTATGAATTTATCGAAGAGGGTGGCGGCAGGGACAAGCTAGTGGCGCTGGTCAAGGCGGCAGCAGTCATCACATCGCTGGATCAGCTAACGATGCCCGAACGATTGAATCCTGTGATGAATTCAATTGCGAGTGCGGTGCAGGAACTGACAGCGCCGGCCGAAGACATCGCCAAGGAATTTGAGGCAGAGCCGACAGCACCACCAAAGCCTGCCAAGCACATCGCCATCGAGCATTGGGACTCGATCCAAGATGAGCCGGTGAAGTGGCTGATAGATAAGGTGCTGCCTGTGGGTAGTTTCAGCGCACTCTATGGACCGCCAGGTAGTTTTAAAAGTTTCCACGCTCTTCATATTGCTCACTGTATTGCCACAGGTACACCGTGGATGGGCAACGAAGTCACAGAATCCGGCGCTGTTTTATATATAGCCGGTGAAGGGTTCGGGGGAGTCGGCGCAAGGATTAAGGCGTGCAAGCAGCACCACCAAACCGAGGACGGTGCGCCGATCTATGTGATCAGACATCAACTAAACCTCAGAGCCAGCGTGGAAGACTTCAACGCGCTCATGCTGGCCGTAGAGACGCTGGTAATGGAAACAGGCATCGACTTTAAGTTGATCGTTGTGGATACGCTGGCGCGAGCGTTTGGCGGTGGGGACGAGAACTCAGCCAGCGACATGATGCAGTTTGTGGTGACCTGTGGACACATACAGAAGATCGTGCAAGGCGCTGCGCTGATGATTCTGCATCACAGCGGCAAGGACTCGGCCAAAGGGATGCGGGGATCGTCAGCGTTGCTAGGTGCTGTGGATACCGAACTGGAGTTGATCAGGTTTGAGGATTCTATGAAGGGCATCATCAGAACCGCCAAGCAAAAGGACGGCGAAGACGGCACTCGCTACGGCTTTGAAATGGTCAAAGTCGAACTGGCAGCGTCAGCCGGATCACTGCAAATCGGTGACCCAATGACCAGTTTGGCGGTGCAAGCGTCAGATTCAGCCAAAACAGATCACACAAAGATGACCGAGAAAAAGCCACCAGCCAACAAAGATGGTGGCAAATGGCAGCCATATGAGTTGCCAGCACTATATAGGGCAATTAAGAACAAAGGATTCACTGATGTAATAGATGGCGTAAGCCTGAAGGTGGTCAATATTGATGACTGGAAAGAAGAATTGACGCTACAAGCCAGCGCCTATGACGCTACAAAGACGCAAATCAGTAACGCAATTTGGACAGCAAAGGGGAGACTTAAAACTAAAAAATTGGGTGGACATCACGGCAAAGTCGCATGGCTTAACCAAGATGTTTTGACAAAAATGGCAAGTGAGGCGGCTTACAAATTTAACAATCAGCAATCAGAAGCGATCAGAAGCGATCAGAAATCAGACGCTTCAGATGATCAGAAATCAGAATCGGAAACGAGAGTCTATAAGACTCGTAGTTTCTGATTGTTCTGACGGCTGCTTCAGTAAATTTAGACAAGGATAAAAAAGATGGCAACAAAGAAAAGCTCAAGACAGCATCCAGTGGCGGTGAGTCCAAGTCCACAGGCAGATGCGTGGACGGTTTATGTGCAATCCAAGTTGGTGGAGTTGGAGGCCGCCAAAGCATCTAGCGACAGGAAATGGGGAGAAAATCGACTGATTACTTTAGTAGACAGTGGACTCAGAGAGAAATTCTGGATTCAGAACGGCAGATTGCACCAAGCGATTGACGCAAAGGATCGTGCGAAGTTTGATTCCAGTTTGGCGGGAATGGTCCGAGCGTATGCAGTGCTCGATCAGTGGGCAAACGATCAAGGCATGAGTCCAGCCAGCGACAGCATTCCGAGGATCGAGTGGGAGATGCAGTCAGGTCAGGTTATGGTGATTGTCAGAACGGTTAACGAGACTTTGGCTATGCAACGAGAAAGACAGGAACTGGACAACAAGTGCATTTGGTCAATGGAAGAGTTGGAGGTGATCTTCAATGATCCCTTTGTGCAACAAGTCATTGCGGTCAAGGCGTTTGATCCAACAGCCAAGGTGGTCAGCTTCAAAGCAAACGAGAAATTCGGTGGACAATCAGGCTTTGATGACATGGAAAACGATCTTCATGCCTTTGAAGGCAATCAGCCAGAGATGAAATTCAACAGCAAACAAGCGGAGAAATACAAACATGGAACAAATTAAGCGATTAGCAAACTTGATCAAGGAAAAGGTACTGGACATCGTCCAGCGTGTAAAAACAGCTTTAAAGCGGGTCTGAGCGTGCCAGGTAGACCTAAATTCAGGCAAGACATGGCGCTGCTTGAGGATTTGCCAGATGACATGATCATTTCGATGCTTGAAGTCGGCAAGTCGCAGACGCAGATTTGCTATGAGCTTGGCATTGGGCGCAGGTCACTCGAGCAGTGGATCGAAGATACTGATCCCACTATAATCACGCGTGCGCGTGCGAAGGCCGCAGATAAGCTCGCGGTGGAGACTCTGGACATAGCAGACAGCATGGCCGACAGCAATCCGCAGCGCGATGTCCAGCGCATCCGCACTCGGCAATGGCTGGCCGAAAGGTGGGATCAGAAGACTTACGGCTTACAAAAAGCGGCTTCAGTCAACATCAACATCCAAGACTTACGCATGGCGGCTTTGCGCCATGTCGAGGTTGTCGATGACTTATCCACAGAAAATCGCAATGGTTGAGCACACTGGCCTGTGCATAACTGCAAAGCGCCTGCTAATTGAGCAGAAACAGGCCAGTTATCCACATTTGACTTAACATAATGGACATCGTGTTAAATGGATTATGTAAGCAATCTGTAAGAAAGCATATGAATCAATGACTTACCGATATAGTGCCATGTGGATAACTTTCCCACTGTCAAGTGGCCGCGGTGACCGGCCTGCTGGCTGGCGCGGCGCGATGCCCCCCCTTGCGCTTTGCGGCGGGGGCGGTTGATGACGCACCTAAACACCTACCGAAATGACTGACCCGACCCCCACCACCCCTACCGCGAAAAAGCGCGTCCCGAAAAAAAATTCCGAGGACTTGCTGACGAATAACCCTTTTGTCGAATTCGTCAAGCTGTACAAGAATAACCCTGTCCTGTTTGTTAAGGAAGTCCTTAACACTGAGCCTGACCCTTGGCAAGTGGAATTCTTGAATCACATTGCGTCAGGAAGCAGACGCATCAGCGTGAGATCAGGTCACGGTGTCGGCAAGTCCACAGCCAGTGCTTGGGCGATGATTTGGTACTTGCTGCTGCGCTTTCCGGTCAAGGTGGTGGTCACAGCGCCTACCAGCAGCCAGCTCTACGATGCCTTGTTTGCCGAGGTTAAGCGTTGGGTGAAGGTGTTGCCGCCAATGCTGGCCGATATGTTGGATGTGAAGCAGGACCGCATTGAGGTAATTGGCGCAAACGAGGAGGCGTTTATCTCAGCCAGAACATCGCGTGCCGAGCAGCCCGAAGCCTTGCAAGGGGTTCACAGTGATCATGTGATGCTGGTGGGGGATGAGGCATCCGGCATACCTGAGAAGGTCTTTGAGGCGGCTTCCGGCTCAATGTCCGGACATAACGCCGTGACGCTGTTACTCGGTAATCCGGTGCGCTCCAGCGGCTTCTTCTACGACACCCACAATCGGTTGGCCGGTGATTGGGTGACGATGAAGGTGTCCTGCGCCGACTCGCCAAGGGTGTCTGAGGCGTACATCGAGGAGATGAAGGCGCGGTACGGTGAGGAGTCCAACGCCTACCGAATCCGCGTGCTGGGTGAATTCCCTAAGAGTGACGAAGACACGGTGATACCGATGGAGTTGCTGGACTTGGCGATGAATCGGGATGTTGAAGGCTCGCCTTACGCGCCACTGGTCTGGGGATTGGATGTGGCACGCTTTGGCTCTGACCGATCTGCGCTGTGCAAGCGGCGCGGCAATGCGGTGACTGAGCCGATCAAGACATGGAAGAATCTAGACCTGATGCAGTTGACCGGTGCGGTGGTGGCTGAGTACGAGGCTTTGGCCTCAAGCGACCGTCCAACCGAGATACTGGTGGACAGCATTGGACTTGGCGCTGGCGTGGTTGACCGGCTGCGGGAGTTGAAGTTACCAGCCAGAGGAATCAATGTGGCGGAGTCACCGGCCATGGGCGGTACTTATCGCAATCTGAAGGCTGAGCTTTGGTACAAGGCCAAGGCGTGGTTGGAGCAGCGGGACTGCCGTCTGCCAAAGGATGAGCTGCTGATTGCTGAGTTGGCGACCGTGAGGTATATGTTTACTTCCAACGGCAAGATTCAGATCGAGAGCAAAGATGAGATCAAAAAGCGGGGTTTGGCCTCACCTGACAAGGCTGATGCGTTCTGTTTGACCTTTGCATCAGATGCAGTGATCGGCATGATGGGATCGAAGGCTGGCAACAACTGGGCGCAACCCTTGAAAAGAAACCTCTCAAGGGTTGCATAATTGACGAGATTCTTTAAGGAGTAACCGCGATGAAGATGACAAAGGCAGCGAAGAAGGTTGGCAAGGTGATGGGCGAGTACAAGGCTGGCACATTGCACTCTGGAAAAGGCGGCAAAGTGGTCAAGAATCCTAAGCAGGCCGTGGCAATTGCGATGTCTGAGGCCAAGATGCCCATGCGCGGTTCGCGTACAGCGAAGAACATGAAGACTAAGGGGATGCGTTAATGGCAACGCTCAAGCGCACCATGGATCAGGCCATGGATCAGGACGAAGGCTATGAGGGTGGCGAAGAGAGCTGCCCCATGGCAACGCAAGACATCACGCTTAATCTGAAGAACCGCGCCAAGGCTATTGAGTCTGCCGACTACGGTCCTGAGAATCCCAAACTGCCCAACAAGCAATATTGGATGAAGATGGCCGACCAGTGGGAAGTGTCCGAGGACGAGGCGAAGATGAGCCTGTGCGGAAACTGCGCGGCTTTCAATCAGGATGATTCCATGATGGAGTGCATCGCCAAGGGCATTGGTGACGAGGGTGACCCATGGGCGGTGATTGATGCCGGTGACTTGGGTTACTGCGAGATATTCGACTTCAAGTGCGCGTCCAGCCGTACCTGTTCGGCATGGGTTGCCGGTGGCGAGGGTGAAGAGGGCGAAGATGAGGGCGAGATGCCTGAGTCATTGTTGACAATCAAGATTGGAATGAAAAATGAAGACTAAGCCTGGCCTCTACGCCAATATCAACGCCAAACAAAAACGCATTGCCGCTGGCAGCGGCGAGAAGATGAACAAGGTTGGATCAAAGGCAGCACCGTCTGCCGCTGACTTCAAACTGGCAGCCAAGACTGCCAAGAAGAAGCCAAAAACAAAGGGTTGAATCATGGATCAGGGACTACTTGATTTTTTTACGAGCCAAAGCGACAAAACTGCCAAGCAACGAGAGATGATGCAGCGGCAGATGGAGGCGCAGCAATTGATGCAGCAGGCATATGGCAATCAATCAATGCCTTTAGATGTCAACGCGCAAGCTGAGACATTGCCTGATATTGCTGGGATTGTTGGCGGTGGAAGAGTAGGAACAAGAGTGCAGTTAACGCCTGAACAGGCTTTGATTCTTGGAATATCTGGCGGCGGCTCATACTTGCCAAGCATTCAAGGAGGCAATCAATTCAAAGCGAATTCACTTGATGCAATGCTGCAAACACCGCAAGGTGGGTTTGGTATGCAATTGAATCGGCGTGATCCGAGAAACCCATCAAATCCATATTTGATGCTGAACTACAACCGGCAGTTTTAATTGATCTCACCCATATGCATCTCGACAGTACACGCAAAAGGTTTGCGGGTGATGCTCACAAGCATCGCCGAGTACTGTCCAGAAGTGCCTGTCTATTTGCGCGGTCCAGAGTCCACTATTGGCGGCTTTGACGCTGACCTGAAAGTCTTTGGTGCAGCGCACAATTTTGGTGATGACTACAACGACATCATGGATCGCGCCTTTGCCGATGGCTTTGAGTCAGTGATCTGCGCCAACGATGACATCGTGCTCACCCCCACCAGCTATCGAATGCTGATGGAGGATGTGGCGCAATTGAAAGCGGAAACCGGCGAGCCTGTGGGATGGGTTTCAGCGCGTTGTGATGCGGCCAGACCTGTGCAAAATATTCGATCTAACCCCTTTGATCAGAAGCTGCACTACTTCAAGTACCCATACGAGGATGCAATTGTGCCTATGGAATGCCCATCACCTATCTTTGCATGGATCGGGCGTGATGCGTGGGAGTCTGCAAAGTTTCCACCACTGAATTGGTACTCTGATGATGTGCATTGCGCTGACCTGATTGCGGCTGGCTTTCACCACTATCTAAGCAGATCGTATGTGCATCACATTGGCAGCCAGACGGTGGGCATGAACAGTGACGCATTGACCAAGGCCGCGATACCGTGGCTCTTAAAGAACAGACCGGAATATGCAAAGCAGTGGTTTAACTCTTAATCTCGGATCGGGCAAGGATCGCCGTGCCGATTGCGTGAATGCTGACATTCGCGCTGATGTTGGCGCTGATTGGGTGCTGGACATTTGCAAATTGTCACTAGGTGAAGTCATACAGTCACCAGTTGGGCTGGTGACTATCAAGCCTTTTTGCTTTAACAGGATCATTGCCAATGATGTGTTGGAGCACATACCGAACTTAGTGCAGGCCATGACCAACTGTCGGGATTTGCTGGAGATGGGTGGCGAGATGCACATTCATGTCCCCTATGACCTGAGTCATGGCGCGTGGCAAGACCCGACTCATGTGCGTGCGTTCAATGAGAAGTCATGGGTGTATTACTGCGAGTGGGCGTGGTACTTGGGCTGGAAGGGCAGTCGGTTTGAGTTGACGCATTTGCAAATGAGTCTCAGCAATTACGGTGCAAGCCTAGAATTGCCACAAGATGAAATACTGCGACTGCCGCGTGCAGTTGACTCCATGTATGTGATTTTGAAGAAAGTGCCTTATGAAGACACCAGCGTGGCAGCGTAAAGAGGGAAAGAGTCCAAGTGGCGGTTTGAATGCCAAGGGACGCGCCAGCGCAAAAGCCGAGGGCATGAATCTGAAAGCGCCGGTGAAGTCTGGTGACAATCCGCGCAGAGCATCATTCCTTGCGAGAATGGGCAATATGCCTGGCCCGATGGAAAAGAACGGCGAGCCAACCCGATTAGCGTTGTCTCTCAAGGCTTGGGGGGCTAACTCAAAAGAACAGGCTAGGGCGACCGCAAAGGCCATATCCAAAAGGAACAAGAAATGATCAACGATATGCAAGTGAGCACCGACATCGCGGCAGTCAATCCGATGGATGACACCGAGTTGCAGGGCATTGTGGCCGGTGAACTGGAAGACGCGGTTTCATACATTGATGCCGACATCTCTCCCATCCGCGCCAAGGGTACAGAGTATTACCGTGGCGACCCCTTTGGCAATGAGGAAGATGGCCGCAGCCAAGTGGTGGCGATGGAGGTGCGCGACACTGTTTCGGCCATGCTGCCAAGTCTGATGAAGGTCTTCTTCAGCAGTGAGAATGTCGTTGAGTATGTGCCGCGCGGTCCTGAAGATGTTGCCAGCACTCAGCAGGCGACTGACTATGCGAACTACATATTCAGCAACGACAACAACGGTTTTATGACCACCTATGCGTTGTTCAAAGACTCGCTGGTGCGTAAGTGCGGCATTGCAAAGTATTGGTGGGACGAGGTTGAAGAGGTCAAGATTGATGACTACTCTGGACTTGATGACCAGACCGTGCAATTGCTGATGCAAGAGGGTGCAGAGGTGAAGATTGTGGTCAGCTATCCAGACCCATCGATGCCCATGGACATGATGCAGCCACAGGTTGATCCGGCAACCGGCTTACCCCTGCCGCCAGAAATGATGCAGCAACCCATGTTGCACGATGTGCAAATCAAGCGCAAGACCAAGGATGGCCGTATCCGCATCATGGCCGTGCCACCCGAAGAATTGATACTGGACCGCAGAGCGCGTTCATTTGAAGATGCAGGCATCATCGCCCACCGTCAAATGGCAACCGTGGACGATTTGCTTGCCATGGGCTATGAGTTGGACGAGATCGAGGAGAACATCTCCAGCACCGACTTGGACAGCAATGACGAGTATTTGGCGCGTCAGCCGCTATCCACCACCATGGGATCGGGCGACAGTTTGAATCCTGGCCAACGGCGCGTGCTGTATGTCGAGTCCTACATTCGCGTGGACTTTGACGGTGACGGCATCGCCGAGTTGCGTAAGGTCTGCTGCATGGGTTCTGGCTACACCGTGGTGCGTAATCTACCGGCCAGCTATATCCCATTTGTTGACTTCCCATGTGATCCAGAGCCACACACCTCACCACTTGAGGCCATGTCGGTGTTTGATTTGACGCATGACATTCAAGAAATCAAATCCGAAATATTGCGAAATACCTTGGATTCGCTGGCGCAGTCAATCCATCCGCGCACTGCGGTGGTTGAGGGTCAGGTCAATATTGATGATGTGCTCAACAACGAGACAGGCGCAATTATTCGGATGCGTGCGCCAGGCATGGTGCAGCCGTTCAGCACACCATTCGTTGGTCAGGCCGCATTCCCTATGTTGGACTACATGGACCAGATGCGCGAAGACCGTACCGGCATGAGCAAAGCCGCCATGGGACTTGATCCTGACGCTTTGCAGTCAACTACCAAGGCAGCGGTGGCGGCCACCGTCAGCGCCAGCCAAAGCCGTTTGGAGTTGCAGGCTCGACTCTTGGCCGAGGGCATGAAGAAGCTGTTTAAGGGCATTTTGTATCTGATGACAACGCATCAGGACAAGCCTCGCATGGTGCGCTTGCGTAATGAGTGGGTGGAGATTGATCCTCGCGTCTGGAATGCCAATATGGATGTGACCGTCAATATCGGTCTGGGTAATGGCGACACCGGCGAGCGCATTCAGGCTTTGACCATGATTGCCGGTAAGCAAGAGCAGATCATGCAGCAGTTTGGCTTGGGCAATCCGGTGGTGACACCATCCATGTACATCCGCACGATTCAGAAAATCGTTGAGTTGTCTGGCGTGAAAGACGCATCTAGCTACTTTCAAGCACTGCCACCTGACTATCAGATGCCGCAAGAAGAAGCACCGAAGCCGACACCAGAAGAGGTGCTGGCGCAAGTGCAAGCGCAATCGATCCAAGCAGACATCCAGAAGAAGGCTGCCGAGTTGGAATTGAAGCGCGAGCAGATGATCCGCGATGACGATTATCGAAGAGATCAATTGGCGCAAGACTTAATGCTCAAAAAGTACGAATTGGAGTTAAAGTATCAGACACAAATTAGCACTGCTGAGATTCAAGCTCAGCAGTCTATGGATCGGGAGGCCATGGCGCAAGAGTCTGCAATCATCCAACAGGCTGTGCAGACAGCGGCGAATGTGCCTCCACCCATCAACCTTAATGGAATGGCGCAATGAACGAAGAACAGGTAAGAAAAGGCCGCAAGTCTGAGCAGTTTATGCAGGACGAGGTATTTGCAGCGGCCATGGAAAAAATGCGTGGCGATTTGCTGTGGGAGTTTGAGAGCAGCAAACCGGAAGAGTCGAGCAAGCGTGAAATTGTCTGGGCGCAGTTGCGTGCCATTGAAAGTTTCAAGAACGAACTTACCAAAATGATCGACAACGGTAAGGTGGCACAGCGTGCCATCGAACGCGCACAGAAAAATCTTGTTTAATTAAGGAAATAGACCAATGCAAACAGTAGCACCAACGCCAGCGGCGAGTGTTGTTCAGGGTCCGATGAATATGGCCGAAGCGGCCAATGCACTTGCTGGGATGCTCCCCGATGAGGGACAAGAGGAGAGCAGCGAGGCGCAGTTGCCCGATGAGGGCGCGGCGGTAGATGAGGAGTTGCTAACCGATGCAGACGCGGATGGTGATGAAACTGATACCGAACAATCTGAAGAAGATGGGGAATCTGAAGAGGAAGAACAGCCACAAGTCTTCACCGTCAAGGTTGACGGTAAAGAAGTCGAGGTGACGCTGGAGGAACTCCAAAAAGGTTACTCAAGAACTCAGGATTACACACGCAAAACGCAGCAAATTGCCGAGGTGCGAAAGCACGCAGAGGCAGAGTTGCAGGCGGTGCGTGCCGAGCGTGAGCAATACGCTCATTTGTTGGGTGCTCTAGAGGCACAGGTTCAGCAGGCCGCGCAGCCAAACATTGATTGGGATCGTCTTTATCAAGAAGACCCCATCGAATGGGTAAGGCAGCGCGAGTTGATGCGTGACAACCAAGAGAAGAACGTGGCTATCCAATCGGAAAAGCAGCGACTCTCTGAGTTGTCACAGCAAGAGCAGAGGCAATATCACGATCAGATGTTGCAGCAGGAACAAGAGGCTTTGATGGCGGCTATCCCTGAGTGGAAAGACGCAAAAAAGGCTGCGGCTGAGAAGTCGATGCTTGTTCAATTCGGCCAGAAGGCTGGATTCTCACCTGATGAACTGAAGAATGTTTTAGATCACAGGGCGGTTGTACTGCTGCGAAAAGCGGCTTTGTACGATCAGATGATGTCCAAGCGTGGGCAGATCAAGCCGGTGACGAACAATGGGCCTAGACCTGCCAAGCCTGGCGCAGCAGGAAGAGTATCAAACAACACTGAGGCATTGCGAGCACAACAGCGTCTTGCGAAAACTGGCCGTGTCGATGACGCGGCTGATGCAATCTACAAACTCTTGAAATAAGGAATCCATCATGGCTATCGTTAGTAATACTTTCACCACCTACTCTGCAAAGGGTATTCGTGAAGACTTGAGCAATGTCATCACCAACATCGCTCCCGAAGAAACACCGTACCAATCCAACATTGGCCGCGAAACAATCACCAACACTCTGTTTGAATGGCAGACCGACACATTGGCAGACGCAGCCGCCAATGCTCAGTTGGAAGGTGATGACGTTGGAACATTCGATGCAGTCGTTGCGACTGTTCGTTTGACCAACTACGCTCAGATCGCACGCAAAACCATCGTCTTATCAAATACTGAAGAAGTAGTAAATAAGGCAGGCAGACGCTCAGAATTAGCATACCAAATAGCTAAGCGCGGCAGCGAGCTAAAGCGTGACCAAGAATTCACATTCTTGAATGGTGCAGTTGCTGCCGCTGGTAACACCACCACTGCTCGCGCTACTGCCTCTTTGGGCGCGTTTGTCAAGACCAACACCGACAAGCAAACCAACGGCGCTGACCCAAGCTACACCACATTGCCAAGCAATGCGCGTAGTGACGGCAATGTGCGTACTTTCACTGAAACCATTCTCAAGAATGTGATTCAAAAAGTATGGTCTGCTGGCGGTACACCGAAGATTCTGATGGTTGGTCCTGTCAACAAGCAGCGCGTGTCCGGTTTCTCTGGCATTGCATCTTCACGTTTCAATATAAATGGAGGTGAAAAGCCTGCAGTTTTAATTGGCGCTGTAGACATTTATGTTTCAGATTTCGGAAATGTGGCCGTAATTGCGAATAGATTTCAACGCGAGCGTGATGGTTGGATCATCGATCCTGAGTACGCAAAGATGACCGTGTTGCGTCCTTACCAGCAACTCGAATTGGCGAAAACAGGTGACGCTGAGAAGCGTATGCTGTTGATCGAATTCGGCCACAAAGTCTTGGCTGAAAACGCTCACGGCCTCTGCGCTGACTTGTCTACTTCTTAATCGACTGAGAGGAAAAAGGGGAGGAGAAATCCTCCCCTTACTTATATGGAAAAACGATTTTTTGATGCAAGCCCTGACAAAGGGATCACACGCACTTGGCACTACAACGAGGACACTGATGAGGCAACGATTCAGACAACTCAGGATTTGACTGCTGTCATTGAGGCCAACAAGCGCGACTTTGCCACCATCGACAACAAAGCAAATTGGAAGGGTGAATGGCATCATGTTGCCAGCATTCCTGAGTCCATTTACTTTCAGTTGAAGGCCGAGGGCAAGATTGATGATCCGGTTTACATGAAGAAATGGTTAAACGATTTTGACAACAGGTTTTTCAGAGTAAGACCAGGTAAAGTTTGATGGCAAGACCAAGAATTCCTCTTTCTGAAAAAATAGAAAGAAACATAACCCGAATACCAGAATCTGGTTGCTGGATATGGATGTCCACAATTGAAAAAAGTGGGTATGGCAGAGTTTGCTCTGGCAAAAAGCCTTTTTATGCACATAGAGTGTCATACGAGCAAAAGCATGGGACTATACCTAGTGGAATGATGGCTTTACATCATTGCGATGTAAGGTGCTGCGTAAATCCAGATCATATTTTTATAGGAACACAACAAAATAATATGACGGACAAAATGCTAAAAAACAGACAAGCCAAAGGCATCAATCATGGCAATGCAAAATTAACAGAAGATCAAGTGCGTGAAATTAAATCTAGCTTGGAAACATCTATAAAGTTGGCTGCTAAATTTAACTATTCAGCATCAATGATTCGTGAAATCAAAAACGGCAATCTATGGAAACATTTGGAGAAAGCATGAAATACATAGCGGTTTGTACTCCAGCGCGTGATCAAGTCCACACCAACTACACATATTGTTTAGTAAACATGGTGGCGTATCACACGCTCAACACCACTGATGCCGTCAGCCTCAAGCTCTTGCAAGGCACACTGATACAGAATCAGCGTGCTGATTTGTGTCTGGACGCAATGCGTGAGGGTTGCAGCCACATTCTATTTATCGACTCCGACATGACTTTCCCACAAGACATGATCGGCAGATTGCTGGCGCATGATGTGGACATCGTGGCTACAAACTGCGCTCGGCGCCGGATGCCGACAGGACCAACAGCGCAGAATTACGATGAGAACGGCAAGCGCCAACAGGTTTACACCATGCCTGAGTCCACTGGATTGGAAGAAGTTGGCTCGGTTGGTACTGGCGTGATGCTAATCAAACGCGAAGTGTTTCAGGGTATGTCTGAGCCATGGTTTGATATGCCGTGGCAGTACGACACTCGCGGCTACATGGGCGAGGATGTGTTCTTCTGCAAGAAGGCGCAAGAACTTGGATTCAAGGTGTATATTGACCATGATGTCTCGAAAGAGATTGGACACATTGGCACATTTGAATTCAGACATGAGCACACTTGGGTGATGAAAGAACAGCTTGAAAAAGAGGCCGTCTAATGGCATTGAGTACCTACACAGAATTGAAGACATCGCTGGCCGATTGGCTTAATCGGTCTGATCTGACTTCAGTTATTCCTGACTTCATCAGTCTGGCCGAGGCACAGATGGAGCGTCAGCTACGCACACGACAGATGATTGTGCGTGCCACTGCCTCATTTGCTGCGGCTGCTGAGTACGGCACAGTGCCTGATGACTTTTTGGAAGTTAAATCCATCAAGCTCGACACCAATCCAGTGACTGCATTGCAGTTTCAGACGATTGATGCCATGGACTCGCTGTCCAACACCACCTACTTGTCCAGCGGCAAGCCACTGTATTTCAGCGTGGTGGGAAATCAATTCCGACTGTTGCCAATTCCTGATGGCGCATACACCGCAGAGTTGGTCTACTACGCCAAGTTGACTAAGTTGTCATCGACTGTTGCCACTAATTTTCTGCTGACGCAAGCGCCTGATATTTATTTGTACGGTTCACTTTTACAGGCCGCGCCTTACCTACAGGATGATGCGAGAATCAATGTGTGGTCATCGTTATATGCTGCTGGCTTAGAGCAGTTGCAGACTGCTGATGACCGTGGATCAACCTCTGGCGGCGCAATCTTGGCAAGAGCAAGGACATTCGGATGATGATCACCACCACCAAAGGCGACATGGACGAGTCCTTGTTGCAAAAGTCTGTCGGATCAACTGAGAGCGACAAAGAGATCATCAGTTGGGTTGAATATCGTTTGGATGACGAACTGGTACACAGATCAGTCCATGTTGTGTTGAAACAAAATGTCGCTGCCGATGGTGTGGCGGCTGCAATTGGATAAGGATTAAGTCATGGCGAATACTCAGGCTATGTGTACAAGTTTCAAAGGTGAACTGCTTGTCGGTCATCACAATTTCGGCACTGGCGTTATTCGCGCTGCCACCACAGCAGACACTTTCAAGGCGGCTCTGTACTTAGCCAGCGCCACTGTCAACGCTGCCACTACAGCCTACAGCACCACCGATGAGGTATCAGGCTCAGGCTATACCGCAGGCGGTGTCACCGTCACATTTGGCACTGCACCGAGCACCAGTGGCACGACAGCGTTTGTCACGCCAAGCGCCAGCATCACATATGCCGCAGTTACTTTATCAACTGCCTTTGATTGCGTGTTGATCTACAACTCAACCCAATCAAACAAAGCGGTTAGCGTACATACATTTGGCAGTCAGACCGTGACTGCTGGAACATTCACGCTGACAATGCCCACCAATGATGCCAGTACCGGCCTAATCCGGTTGGCTTAACCGGAGCAGCGGCATGGCTGCTTATGGAACAGGCTATTACGGACTTGGTGTCTATGGCATAGGCAATGTTGTCATCAGTGGCAATTCAGCCACTGTTGCCGTTGGCACGCTACTAGCGAGCCGATCAATTCAAGAAGATGGCACGATCGCCACCGGCAATGTAGGCACAGTCGGCATCAATAGAACTGTTGCCATTACTGGCAATTCAGCCACTGGCGCTGTCAACTCACTATTTGTTTCACCAATCATCACAGGCAATGCCGCTACTGGTGGTGTTGGAACGGTGATCGGCGCGGTTCTTACACTTCAAGACATCACAGGCGTTGAAGGTACAGGGGAAGTTGGCACAATCACTTTCAGCTTTTCTGTTGTTGTGAATATCAGTGGCGTGAGCCTTGCCGGATCGGTTGGCACGCTGATCGGTTTCGGATGGGGCGTAGTGCCTGATTCCTCGGAATCTTGGACACCAGTTTCAGACACCTCAGAAAACTGGACGGATTTAGCAGACAATTCAATCACTTGGCAAGAAGCCGCGTAAGGAGATTTAAAGATGCCAGATACCACCACAAGTAACCTACTGCTGACAAAGCCAGAGGTAGGCGCAAGTACTGACACTTGGGGAAGCAAGATCAACACCGATTTGGATAGTGTTGATGCGGTGTTTACTGCAAACGGCACTGGCACATCAGTCGGCTTGAACATTGGTTCAGGCAAGACATTGTCGGTGGCCGGTACAGCGTCTGTATCAGGCACATTCACTGTATCGGCAACCGATGCCATCAAGATTGCGTCAGGCACTACGGCACAGCGGCCAGGCTCACCAGCAGCCGGTCAACTCCGATACAACACAACCCTCAACAAGTTTGAAGGCTATAACGGCACTGTCTGGTCTTCAGTGGGCGGCGGTGCAACTGGTGGCGGTGCTGATACCGTGTTCTATGAGAACACGCGCACCGTCACAACGAACTACACACTAAGCTCTTCCAACAACGCGCACAGTGTTGGCCCTATCACCATCAACAGCGGCATCACCGTCACCATTCCAAGTGGTGCAAGGTGGGTTGTGCTTTAGACCTAAAGGAAAAATATGTCATCAGTCGTTATCTCAGGAGACACCAGCGGGGCTATCACAGTATCAGCGCCCCTTGTTGCTGGTACAAACACGCTGACGCTTCAAGCCGCCACTGCGACAAGTGCTGTCAATACATTGGCAACAGCGGTTGCGTCTACATCAGGTACAAGCATTGACTTTACAGGTCTGCCAAGTTGGGTGAAGCGCGTAACTGTAATGTTTGCTGGTGTGAGTACAAGCGGAACTTCATTTAAACAAATGCAATTAGGAACAACAGGTGGAGTCGTTACAACTGGCTATAAGTCTTCATGTTCTTTAATTTATAGCACAAATGCTACTGTTGTTGCCTCTGCCACTACTGGTTTTTTAATGAATTCAGACCTTGCGGCAGAAGAATTAACTGGGCAGTATGTATTTACTTTGTTAGGAAGTAATTTATACGTTGGCTCAACTATTTTTCAAAGTTCTACTAATACTAGAGTTTGGCAAGGCGCAGGACAAATTACGCTTGGTGGAACTCTTGACCGAGTCCGCATCACCACAGTCAACGGCACTGACACATTCGATGCCGGAACCGTAAATCTTTTACTAGAGGGTTGATTATGTCAATACTTGCTTTAACTTCTGACACGCTGGTCACTGCCGCATCTGGGCAGATTGAATACAACGGTCAATTCTTTGGCACTGACAGCAATGCGTCTCGGGCGCAGTTGCAGAGGATTGTGCAGGCTACTGCTGTCGCATCTACCAGTGGAACATCAATTGACTTCACTGGCATCCCTGCGTGGTGTAAGCGTATTACTGTGATGTTTGAGGGTGTAAGCACTAATGGAACTTCTCCTGTGACCATGCAGATTGGCGACTCTGGTGGGGTTGAAATAACTGGGTATTTAGGCACAAATGGACGAACAGGTGCTGGCACTGCTGGGGCAAATAATTCATCGGGCTTTCTTATAGAAGATGGTGGCGCAGCAGCGAGTGTTCGACACGGAAGTATTGCTCTTAATTTACTTAATTCTAGTACAAACACTTGGACAGCAATGGGGGCTGTAGGACGAAGTGATGGAGCAAACATTTATATACAGGGCGGATCTAAGTCTCTTTCTGCCACTCTAGATCGTGTTCGCATAACAACATCAGGCGGCACAGATACTTTCGATGCTGGTTCAATCAACATAATCTACGAGGGTTAAATCATGGCAGCAAGACGAGCCTTTTTTCCTGATTACGATTATTTGCATTCTGTCTTTGAAATCAAAGATGGATTGCTGTACAACAAAGTGCAAAGAAGCAGCAGGGTAAAGGCTGGAGAATTGGCGGGTTCTAATAGCGGCGCATACAGGTTGGTATTTTTGAACGCCATACCTTGGCAAGTCCATAGAATCTTGTTTTACATGGTTTATAAATTTAACCCTGTTACTGTTGACCACATCGATGGTGATAAGCAAAATAATCACATTGACAATTTAAGAGCCGCCACACCAAGTCAAAACTGTGCGAATCAATTTCGAACAAAAGCAAACAAGTCTGGCGTTAAAGGTGTATCGTGGGCAAAAAAATCTAATAAATGGAATGCTTGTATTCGAGTAAATGGAAAAAACAAAAATCTTGGATACTTTGTAGACTTGGAAGATGCTAAAGACTTTGTTGTGTTAGCAAGAGAAATGACATATCAAGAATTTGCCAACCACGGCTAAAGGAGAATATTTTGAGCGTAATTATTGATGGATCAGCAGGTGTCACGACAAACGCTGGTGGGTCTGTAAACCCATCGACAACGATTGATGGCATCAACTACTCATGCCGTGCTTGGGTGAACTTCAACGGCATTGGCACTGTTGCTATTCGTGCAAGTGGTAATGTGACAAATATTACTGACAATGGCACAGGCGACTACACAGTTAACTTTACGACTGCAATGGTGGATGCTAATTACAATTATGTTAGCTGTTGTAAAGAAGATAATGGTGGTGCAGCAGACAGAACTGACAAAGTTGTTACGGCAAATAGAGAAACTGGACAAACAACTAGATTAAGAGTTTCATCTTTCCAAACAACATCAGGCACTCGTTCAGATGTAATTGATGTATGTATTTCTGTATTCAGATAAGGAATAAAAATGAAACGAATCATTTACCCAACAGACGATGGTGTTGCCATCATTGTCCCAGCACCAGAGTGGCTTGCACAAGAAGGAAACACAATGGGGGTACTCGCCCAAATGAGAGTTCCTGAAGGCAAGCCATTCAAGATCGTGGATGTTGCTGACATTCCATCAGACCGCACATTTCGCAACGCATGGGAGTATTTAGAGTGATTACCATCAACATTGACAAAGCCAAGACCATTGCTCATGACAAGCGCAGAGAAGCACGATCTGCTGAGTTTGCGCCTTTGGACATCAAGGCAACAATTCCATCTGAAGCAACAGCGGCAGAAGCGGCAAGGCAAGCTGTGCGTGAGAAGTATGCCACCATGCAGACAGCCATTGATGCGGCAACTACCACTGACGCAATTAAGGCGGCAATGCCATGACACACAGAATCGTTGTAAATGTAGAGACAGGCGTGACCTCAATCGTTGAGTACACCGCTGAAGAACAAGCAGTGCATGATGCGGCAGTAGCGGCACAAGCACTTGCAGACGCGGCAGCGGCTGCTGAAGCGCAAGCACTTGCAGACGCAGCAGCAACACCAGCACCTACTGAGCCTGCACCATGACACCAATTGAAGCACGATTAGACACGCACGAACAAGTCTGCGAGTTTCGATACGACAGCATCAACGCTCGACTCAAGCGCATTGAGCAGATATTGATAGGGTCATGTGCCGCCATCATTGGTATGCTGATGACGCTTGTTTTAAAGCTCTAGGAGCTGTAAATTGATCCGATCACGCTATGCCTTATGGCCGCCGGTATCTGTAAGCAGATTCAGGCTGGGTGTGATTTGTATCGTTCCGCAAAAACGCAGTTTGTAGAAATAAAAGCCACAGCCGATCAGGTGATGGAGATCGGCAAAGAGGTGCAAGGGTTCTGGAAGAAGTTGTTGCAATTTTTCTCCAGCAAACCCACACCATCACAACACCAACAACAAGCCAAGCCAGTCGCAAAGAAGAAAGAGAAATTCGTTGCGGCTGATGAAGAGCAGATTTTGAATTCTGTCGTGGATCAATTAATTCAGTTTTTCCACATACAGCAGCAGCTCGCAAATCATATTCGGGAGGAAGAGGAAAAGTCCAGAACAGTCTACGATCCAACACAAAATCATTTTGAGGCCGCCATCAAGCGTGTAAGGGCGCAGGATCAGATGAACAAATTGGTGGAAGATATACGCATGGCGATGACTTGGAACGCCCCACCGGAACTAGGTGCTCTGTACTCTAAGGTCATGGATATGCATGAGATTGTTGGTGTAGAGCAGGAGGCAGCAAGGCTAGCGCAGGAGGCGAAAGCAAAGAGGGCAAGATGGCAACGTCAACAAAGAGAGGCCAGCCAGCGGTTAAAAGCGGGACTAAGCGTCCTGACCTTTATTCTTATCCTGTACCTCTGGACATGGTTCGTGTGGCTGAGTCAAGCGAGGACACTGCAATGAGCGCCTTGGGTTGGATTTCTGCCGTAGTATTGGTGGCGCTGATGTTGCCGTTGCTCGCATTTTTGTATGTAGAGGTTCTGACTCAAAAAGCAGAAGTGAAACAGCAGACCGAAAAAGTGGAAAAATTGCGCCGAGAAATTGAAAGGGACAAGCGTGACAAAAAGCCTAATTCTTTTGATGACAATCCTGTGTTTGATAGGGTGCGAAGACAGATTCAGATACCCTTGTCAAGACCCTGAGAATTGGGAACTTGATGAGTGCAAACCACCCATCTGCACCGCCACAGCGACTTGTCTAGAGCAACTTGTTAAAACCGAACAGGAGAAAAAGTAATGCCAACTGTCGTGATGAATAAATCAAACCGCATGACTGCCGAAGAAATCGAGATTCGTGTTTGGGCTTTTGTGATCGTTATCTTGGTGACCATTCTGCTTGGTGCAATGGCCATGTTCTTGTACTCTGTGACCTATGTGACGCAACCAATGAATGGTCAGATGGCGGCAATTGATAAGGTCTACACAAGCCAAATTTCCACCATCATGGTATTCATCACTGGCGTGCTTGGCGGTGTTGCAGGACGATCTGGTGTCAAAGCCGTGGCCAATGCAGTTGCCAAGGCAGAGGCTAACGACAACGAGCCGCCAGCACCATGAGTCTATTAAATCCTTGGGTGTTATTGGGCATCGTCATGGCGATGCTGTCAGCCTTTGGTAGCGGATACTACAAGGGCGAGAATGATGAGTCTCAGCGCCAGCAAGTCGAGATTGCTGAACTCAACGCCAAGGCGCGTGAGACTGAGCAGACAATGGCAAGGGTAGCGCAGACATACGGTGACACATTACGAAAGGCGAACAATGTTGCAAAGGCTAAAGAAAATCAGTTGCGTGCTGATCTTAGTAATGGCAGTCTCAAGCTGCGGATTCCTACCAAAGCGCCCAACTGCGCCATTCCAGTGTCCGAAACCTCCACCATTGCCAGCGGAAGTGACAGCGGAGAAGCAAGAGCCGAATCTAGTGGATCGGTTGATGTCGCTGCCGATCTTCTCCAGATCGCAGCCGATGGAGATGCCGCCATCAGGAAACTGAATATTTGTCTTGAAGCCTACGAAACCTTGAGGAACACCAAATGAATTTATCAGCGAATTTTTCTCTGCACGAGATGTGCAAGTCAGAAACAGCCCTACGCATGGGCTTTGACAACTTGCCTGATGCAGAGGCCACCGAGAATCTGCGTCTGCTGTGCGAGAAAGTGTTGCAGCCGGTGCGTGACCATTACGGCAAGGGTGTGAAGGTGAACTCTGCCTATCGTTCACCAGAGTCAAATGCAGCGGTTGGCGGCTCTAAGACCAGCGACCATTGCAAGGGTATGGCGGCAGATATTGAGATACCTGGCGTGCCAAATGCAGAACTCGCACAGTGGATCATGGACAACCTTGAGTACACGCAATTGATTCTGGAGTTTTACACTTCAGGCATCCCCGACAGCGGATGGGTTCATGTCAGCTATGACCCGAACAACCTGAAAAAGCAAGAGTTGACCGCCACCAAGGTGGCCGGTAAGACTACCTACTTGAACGGCTTGGTGGCTTAAAACATGGCACTAAACCTTGATCAGCAGATAACACCGCCTACGCCACCAAACCTTGGCTCGGCTGATGTTGCCTACGATCAGGGTTTCTTCACGCAATCCTTTGGCGGCCTGAATACCTACTTCTCCAAGCTCACAGCACTGTTCTCAGCGTTATTCGGTAGGCGTGGTGGCAAGTGGATCAATTCCCCATATGGCGCGTTTCAGGACGGCACAGACCAGACTGCGGCCAACACCACCACGGCCTATGCCGTCACATTTGACACCACCGACTTCAGCAATGGTGTTACCTTGTCGAATTCGTCAAGGCTGAATGTGGCGCAGGCTGGAATCTACAACTTGCAATTCAGCATTCAATTCAAGAACACCACCAACGATACGCAAGATGTTGATGTCTGGTTTCGCAAGAACGGCACAAACATTGACAAGTCAAACAGCAGATTTGGACTTGCTCCAAGAAAAGCTGCTGGCGACCCATCTCACATGATTGGTGCGCTGAACTTCTTTGTAAGTTTGGCGGCCAATGACTATGTGGAGATCATGTGGCGGCCATCAGATGTCGGTGTCAGCATTGAGCACTTTGCCGCAGGCACTTCACCCACCAGACCTGTAGTGCCGTCAGTGATTGCCACTATCACATTCGTGTCCAATCTGTCAGTAGAAACAGCATAATTCAGCCATGGCACTCATTCCACTCAAAATCCCTGCTGGCGTGTACCGCAACGGCACAGAGTATCAGTCTGCCGGACGCTGGTATGACGCAAATCTTGTGCGTTGGTACGAAAACACATTGCGTCCCATTGGCGGCTGGCGTAAGAAGTCGGCTACCGCGCTGACCGGATTGTGCCGTGGCATCTTGACTTGGCGTACCAATTCCGGTGCGCGTTACATTGCCGCTGGCACGCAGTCCAAGCTCTACGCCGTGGACGAGAACAATGTCATCAAAGAGATCACGCCAACAGGTATTGCCTCTGGCCGTGCTGATGCCGTCAGCGGCACAGGCTATGGCTACAACACTTATGGATCATTTGCCTACGGTGTAGCGCGTCCTGATGCCGGTGCTATTGCGCCAGCCACCACATGGAGTCTGGACACATGGGGCGAGTATCTGGTGGCGTGCGCCGACACCGATGGCAAGCTCTACGAGTGGCAGTTGGGATTCACAACGCCAACGCTGGCGGTTGCCATCACCAACGCGCCAACCGGCTGCGCTGCCTTGCTGTCTACTGCCGAGCGATTCCTGTTTGCTTTGGGCGCGTCCAGCAATCCGCGTCTGGTCAAGTGGTCAGATCAAGAGGACAACACAACATGGACGGCGGCAGCCACCAATCAGGCGGGTGACTTTGAACTGAACACGGTTGGCGCTCTCAAGTGTGGAAAGCGCGTCAGAGGCATCAATCTGCTGTTTACTGATGTCGATGTCCACACCGCGACTTATGTCGGCCTACCCTATGTATACAGCTTTGAGCGTGCCGGTTCAGGCTGTGGCGTGATATCGAGTCAGTCGGTGGCCGCCATCGACTCTGCCGCCATGTGGATGTCTCGATCAGGATTCTGGATGTTTGACGGATATGTCAAGCCAATGCCTTGCGATGTCTCGGACTATGTGTTCACGAACATGAACTACAACCAAGCGTCAAAGGTCTACGCTGTCCATAATTCCAAGTATGGCGAGGTCTGGTGGTTCTACCCATCAAGCGCGAGTAATGAAATCGATTCATATGTGATCTACAACTACCGCGAAGGCCATTGGAACATTGGCACTTTGGCGCGTACTGCTGGTGTTGACCGTGGTGTGTATCTCAACCCCATCATGGTTGACCCATCAGGCTACATCTACGAGCACGAAGTTGGCTTTGGCTATGACGGTGGCTCTGTCTATGCCGAGTCTGGACCATACGAGATTGGCGTGGGAGAGAACATCATGTCGGTGCGTCAAGTCATTCCTGACGAGCAGACGCTGGGCGAGGTGCAGATCAGCTTCAAGTCGCGGATGTATCCGACATCGACAGAAACGACACACGGACCATATTCAGCGTCACAGCCGACTGATGCGCGGTTCTCTGGCCGTCAGGTCAAGATTATCTACACAGGTGCGGTGCTGCAAGATTGGCGCGTTGGCGTGACCAGAGTCGATGCGGTGGCGGCAGGCAAGCGTTGATTGATTGGGAAGAGTTTGGGAGACTGCGCCATCATGTGGCAGCAGCCTTAGAATACTCTGGAGGCAGTCACAGTGTTGAGGATATTGCTGAAGG